GTCGATGTCATCTCCCATATCTTTGGTGGGTTACTATCCACTCAACCAACTAATCCATAGGAGGATATAGTGAAACTTAGAACATCTGAAAGAATACGCATACGTGAGTATGTGAGGGGCATCTTGGCAGGGAGCATGGGTACTATCGATGATGACTCATGGTTCATGTTTGCCCATAACAAGAGCTTACATCTGTGCATAGATGATGACGGCTACTGGCAATGTGCTGTGTATAACATACGCAATGGTCATATTGATGTTAAAGATTGGGTGACCGTAGACTTGGAGTGGCTCTAATGTACGACAAGCGATTTGACCCTGAGTATGAACCTCCAGCCCGTCCTGTTGACCCTGCTGCAGGGGAACCTGGAGATGACTACACATGGCAGAACAAGTACCCTAAATACACTTCATCTAAATACAAGGGAGCTACAGCCTTATACTTTGCGGATGAAGATGACAGTAAAATTTTAATTGACTCTTGATTAGTGTATGCTAGATTTTACTATCCTGTTGGGCATCATATTCATGCTTGATATTTATGCCAAAGAGTTACAAAACTATCCTGAAAGGAGACTAGATGAAAGCTTATGGTTATAACCGCAGACGTACTTGCGCCAATGTTTTTAAGCATCCACCTCCATACAGGAGTAGCGATGCACTATAAATACATAAAGTTACCATTCGGGTGTTCCCTATGGTTTGAATGGAAGAAAAACAACACTCAGATTTATAGTGTCTCATACAAGCGTAGAGAGTTATTTATTTGTGCAGGTATCATCAGAATAATCATGTCGTTTAACCCTGAATTAAAAGGAGAAAATGCAGACCCAACTCAGTTTGAGCAAAAAGCCAAACATAAATCACCACGAAGCCTGTTCACAGTTATTGATGGTAATCGAAAGGTTTCGTGAGATAGATGCAGAGATGCAAGCGCAGTCGATTGCTGTGCTGCTGAAGGTAGCTAAACATCCTGTTCCCATAAAGATGTCAGAGATAGCTACCGAACTTGGTCTAAGTCAGTCAACAGTGAGCCGTAATGTGGCTTTTCTTGGTGACTGGAATAGGCGTAAGGAGGAAGGCCACAAACTATTGGAAGCATACGAAGACCCAATGGAGCGTAGGCGTAAACTGGTGAGACTGACAGCGAAAGGTAAAAGATTCCTGAAGTCCACTAATCAAATCATCTTTCAAGAATGAAGGAGGCTATATGCCAGTAAGACAAAGAGGTGGTTCATGGCAAGTTGATGTCCGTAAGCAGGGCATACGATTTCGCCATAGCTACAAGACAGAAGACCAGGCCAAGGTCATGTTGACCAAGGTAGAACAAGCTATTAGTCTTGGGAAGGCATTGCCTGACCCTGAAGACTGCAACGATGGTCGAGCAATGACTATCGCTGCCCTTTTAAGGAAGGCTGGAGAAAAGTATTGGAGCAGTACAAAACATGGTTACCTTACCTTGCGAGGAATAGAAAAGATGATTGAGGAGCATATTGGTGAGCATCGTCCATTATCTGAGTTTAATCTAGACTTTATGGATGAGCTAATTTCTCATTTCAAAAGACAAGGGAATGCCAATGGAACAATCAATAGAAAACTTAGCATTGTATCTAAGGCTGCTACGTATGCTAAAGACCGTGGGTTGATTGACCATAAGCCTAAGATTGAATGGCAAAAAGAAGGGAAAGGGCGTATGCGTTTTGTCACTCCTGAAGAAGAAGCCATCATGTACCGTGTGTTGACACAGATGGGGTGGTTCCAAGAGCGTGACACGTTTATGTTTCTTATCGACACAGGTATGCGTGTTGGTGAACTTAAAAATCTGCGCTTTGATGATTTACAGGGCAATAATTTAACCATCTGGGAAACTAAGGCGGACCATCCAAGGACTGTCGTGTTGACTAAACGAGCCTTAGATATTTTCTTAAATAACAAAGGTAAGATGGGAATGCCTTATCAAAGGCTGATTGACCACTGGAACCACATGAAATGTGTAATGAACCTGGAGGATGACGAGCAGTTCATCCCGCATTGTCTAAGGCACACTTGTGCTTCTCGTCTTGTGCAGCGTGGTGTTCCAATTTTAGTTGTACAGCAGTGGCTTGGTCACAAGACTATACACATGACAATGCGCTACGCTCACCTCTGTCCTACGAATTTAGAGGAGGCAGTAAAAGTGCTAGAACCTACTGTGACACAAGCTGTGGCATGAGTGTGACACTGAGACAGTAATTAATTGCTATGTCATTGATATACTTGAACTACTTTTTAAACAAACGGATTATATTTCCGTTTAGTCTAAGTATCCTCACTGGCATAGCACCTTTTATAAACCAAATGGGCTAGTTAAATGCCCGATATGCACTAAGGCATACGTTATCTTAGTGGATGTCACAAGCTAAAAGGTACTAATATGAGCTATAAAACTACTGATAGACAGGTCGAACTAGAGCGTGAGATGCGTGAACATGGATTGTCACGGTACCATAAACAAAACGAGAAAAAAGTAGACAGGAACCAAGAAGCAACTACCGATTACGGACAGTATTTATTACGAGCCACCTTAGAAAAACTTGCAGAATCCTTAGAAGAATATTTACACAGTTGTAAGGAAGGCAGAGCAGGTCGAACAGCCACCGCAGCAGTCCTCATAGATTACCTTGAGCCGTCCGTTACCGCAGTCATAACCCTACGGGTCGTGTTGAATCAGATAACTCGTCAGAGAGCCTTTAGTTCAGCCTCGATTGCACTGGGGATGGCTATGGAGGATGAGATACGGATACGCACCTACGAAGAGAACAACCCTGCCCTCATGCGTGTCGTAATGAAAGACCTAGAGGAACGCTCATCATCCTACAGCTACAAGCGTAAGAAACTTATCGAAGCAGCCAAGCGTGATGGACTTGAGTGGAACACATGGACACAACGGGAGAGACTTCTTGTTGGCAACGCATTGATAGACCTGACCATCCAACACACAGGACTGCTGACCCACAAGATTATGAACTCACAGGGCAAGAAGAAGAAACTTTTGTTGCCTAGCGAGACTACTATGAAGGCTATTCAAGACCTCAATAGTTTTAAGGAGGTGCTGAAGCCTGAGTTCTATCCTTGTATTGCACCTCCAAAAGACTGGGACTCACCCTACGCAGGGGGTTATCACACGCACCATATACGTGAGCTTACTCTGGTTAAGACCAGTAACCATAACTATCTGGCAGAGCTACGTCACTTCACTATGCCATCGGTATACAAGGCAGTCAATGCCATGCAAAGGACAGCGTACAAGGTGAACACATTTGTACTGGATACACTACAAGAGATATGGGACTCAGGTATCCATCTGCCCTCTCTTCCTCCTTCAGAAAACTTCCCCATTCCTGGCAAGCCCTTGGACATAGCAACCAACAAGGAAGCTAGGACTGCATGGAAGCGAGAGGCTGTCATCATTCACACAGAGAACAATAGGCTAGACAGTAAGCGTCTCCTGTTGAGGAAGACAATAGAAATAGCCAAAAAATTTAGAACGGAATCGGCCTTGTACATGGTCTATCAGTTAGACTTTAGAGGACGCATCTACGCAGTTCCAAACTACCTCAACCCACAAGGGCCAGACTTTGCCAAGGGACTGCTGACATTCTCCGAAGGTAAACCCATAGATGAAACAGGTGCTTGTCACCTAGCTATTCATGGTGCTAACTGCTTTGGGTTTGACAAGGCATCTCTCCAGGCGAGGGTGGACTGGGTGCTTGAGAATGAGGAGCGCATCTTGTTGGCTGCGGAAGACCCTCTGGCTGACCTTTGGTGGGCTAAAGAATCCTCCAGTCCATTTCAGTTCCTAGCCTTTTGTGATGAGTGGGCAGGGTGGCGAGAGGAGGGCGAAGGGTTTGTGTCTCACCTACCAGTTGCAGCTGATGGTTCCTGTAATGGACTTCAGCATTTTGCGGCCATGCTCAGGTCAACCACGACAGGCAAGGAAGTTAATCTTGTACCAATGGAGGAGCCTCAAGACATCTACCAGAGGGTAGCTGACAGGGTGACTGCCAAGCTGAAGAAGATGGATGAACCT